ATGCACAATTCTAATGCTTTAGCTGAAGGTGTTTATGTAATTGAAAGTATTATAGTAGATAGCAAAAGAGGTATGAAAGCACCTGACTGGGCAGAGAAAGTGCCAGATGGCAGTTGGTTTGGTTCTATGAAAGTTGACAATGAAGAAGTTTGGCAACAAGTTAAAAGTGGTGAGTTTAGAGGTTTTAGTGTTGAAGGATTGTTTGCTCAAGATAGAGAATTTGAACTACCTGAAAAAGTAATAAACAAAATAAAAGAAGTGATTAAAAAATATAAAATTTTAAAAAAAGTGAAATAAATTAAATTTATTTATATATACTAATTATAAACCATTTTAAAATGAATGATCTAAAAACATTATTTCAAGATATTAAGAATATCTTTAAAGAAGAAGGTGTTGATACTACTGACACCAAAGAAGTCCTTGAAGCCACAATCAAGGCAGAAGAAACTAAAGAAGTTGTTGAAGATACAACTGAAACCACCAAAGAAGAAATGGCAGAAACTGTTAAAGAAAAATTTGAGGACATTGTTCTTGCAGATGGCTCTGTAGCTGTTGCTGAACCTGATGTTAGTTTAGGTGCTGCTGTTGTTGTTTCTGTTGATGATGAGATGGTTCCAGCTCCTGATGGTAACCACGAGTTAGCAGATGGTAGAATTATCACAACTGAAGGTGGTGTAATTACTGCAATTGAAGAAGCAGAAGCTGAAGCTGAAGAAGATTTAGGTTCAGACAAAGAAGAAGAAGAAATGGAAGTTGAAAAGCCTTTAAATGAAGCTCAAGAAAGAGAAGCTAAAAAAATCATTGAAAGCATTGTGACTGAAAGAGTATTTTCTATGGAAGCTACTTTGAGTGTAGAGAATGAAGAACTTAAAAGCAAGATCACAAGACTTGAAACTGCTTTCAAAAGTTTATTAGACTTAACTGAAAAGTTAGTTGAAAAGCCAACCACTGAAACTGCAAAGAAAAAAAGAAGTGGTTTTGCTAAATTAAAAAAGGAAAAAAAGGACATTATTGAAGTCCTTAAAAGTAAAAATATTATTAACTAAAAAAACTAAAAATTATGAGTTTCGATGTTTCGGCTTTACCAGCCTATACAGAACAACACGCAATGGACTTGATAGTTAAGTCTGTTGCTGGTGGTAGATTAGCACAGTATGCAAATTTGCAGCCTGGTGTAAAAACCACAACAACTATTAACATCTTAGATACAGATGTTGTATTTCAAGCAGATGGATGTTCAAGAACTGCTAATGGTTCTACAACATTAACACAAAGAAATTTAACACCTGGTGCAATTGCTATCCACGAGGATTTATGTATGAGTGACTTAGCAACAAAATATACAGCTACAATGCTTAAAGCTGGATTAACTGGTGAGAAAGAAGAAATACCATTTGAAGAATTATACTTTTCACATAAAGTTGCAAGAGTACAAAAAGCTATTGAGGTTGCTGACTGGCAAGGAGATACTGCTTCAGGTACTGCTAACTTAAACAAGTATGATGGTCTTGTGAAACTAATTGGAGCTGCTTCACCAGTAAATGGTAATCCAACTGGTATCACTGTTGCTACTGGAATTACTTCAACAAATGTAATTGGTATCTTAACAGGAATGGCAGAATTAATGCCTGAAGATATTATGGATGCAGATGATTTAAAATTATTTGTAGGAATGGATGTTTTCTTAACATACCAAAAAGCTATTGCTGATGGTAATTATTTCCACTATGTAGTTGATCAAGATTACACTGCTGAACTTCCATTAATTGGTTTTCCAAATGTAACAGTTTGTGCTACACCTGGTCTTTCAGGATTGTCTGCTGGTAACTGCTACTTATTAAGAGCTTCAAACATCTACATTGGTGTTGATTTACCTGAAGAAGAAAGCAATGATGTTCGTTCTTGGTATGATGAGAATGATAGAATTTACAAAGTGACAATGGCATTCAGACGTGCTGTCAACGTTGCCTTCGGTGATCAGGTTGTAGAGTTTGAATTAGTCTAATTATTAACATTAAGAGGTGGTGCTTAGTTGTGCCACCTTTTTATAAAATTTATATACAATGAGTTGTCCAGTAAGTTTAGCATTCGGTAGAGATTGCAGTGACAGTATTGGTGGCATATCTCAAATATTAATTTCAGAAAGAGACAACATAACTGCTTTTACTGAAACTAACCACGAGATAACTGCTATCACACAGGCTGTCGGAACAAATTTCTACCAATATGATTTAAAGAAAGAAGCTGGAAGTTTGACATCAACATCTACAATAGATATGGTTGGTGGAACTTCTTTTTATGAAAATGTATTAGCATTTACTATTAACAAAATGTCTGCTGCCAAGTCCAACGAATTGAAGCTTATGATACTTGGTCGTCTTGCTGTCCTCGTTAAAGACAATAACGAGAATTGGTGGGCATTAGGGTTTTCAGGTTCTAATGATGATAATGGCTTTGCAGAAGGTTCAAGTTTGATTGGTCAAACAGGACAAGCATTTGGTGATCCAAATCAATATCAAATTGAAATTATGGATAAACAAAAATATTCACCTTATGCTGTTGATGGAGCTATCATATCTGCATTGAGTAAAGTAACTGCTTAAAATATTGCTTAGTTGTTCTTTTGTTTAATTGTTGAAAGAGGATGGGTGAAATTATCCATCCTTTTTTTTTAAAATATAGATTATGTTTAAAGAAAATTTAGTAGGTCACAAATGGAATGGCAAAGGATTTAGTCTTGTTATTTGTGAAGAAAATGCAAAAATATTAAAAAAGCTTGGTGCTGATGTTTTTGAAGAAAAGCCTAAAAAGAAAAAGAAAAATGATCCATCTGAATAAAGGAACATCAACTGAGTTTGCAGTAACATTGCAAGAAAAAACAACACTTGCAACACCATTTTATTTGTTCAAGTTTACAAATGATACAAGTAAAGTGGATTACTTTTGTATTATTGCAGACACCTCAACACAAAAGCAAAGGTTCAACTTATTCAGTTTTACAGAAGGTGTAAATGATGCACTTAATGGTAGCTTAATTTTAAGTGGTTCAGGATATTATGACTATTATATTTATGAGCAAGACAATGCAACAAATCTTAATCCAGCTAATGCTACTGTACTTGTAGAGCAGGGTAAGATGAGGTTGTTTGATAGTGCAGACAATCCTGATTACACAAGCTACACACCAACAGGAACACAACAAAATTATGTATATAATCCATCATAGATATGTCAGTTAAGCTTATACCAATAGACTTCAAAGGATATGAATTACCAGTTTTTAAAGAAAGTAAAAAAGGTGATTGGTATGAATATGGAAGTGAAAGACCTTATAAAAATTGTTATGGTGATTTCCTTGTAAAGCTATTAAATGAAAGCAGTAAGCAATCAACCATAATAGACACAAAGACAAGATTTATAGTAGGTCAAGGCTTTGTTATTGATGGCAATACAACCTTTAGTGAAGAAGCACAGATTGAAGCATTTTTAAGAATGCCTGGTGAGGATGGCAAGATGAATGATTTACTTACTAAAGTTGTAAAAGATAAGAAAGTATTTGGTGGCTTTGCAATGCAGATTAGAGTTAATTCTAATATGAAGATTGTAAGTGTTGATCACTTAAATTTTAATGATGTTAGAGTTGGTGTTGAAGAAGGTGTTTATTTTTACACTTCAGACTGGAAAGCAAGAAATCCATTAGACAATGAAGATTTTACAACACTAAAATTATTTCCATTTAATGATGAGGTTAATGCTGATACTAATTACATAATTTATTATAAAGAATACAGACCAGACTTAGGTGAATATCCAATGCCTGACTACATTGCTGCTGTACCTTATTTAGAAGCTGATGCTGAGATAAGCAACTTCACTATTCAAAATATTAGAAATGGTTTGTCAACTGGCTATATCATATCGTTCAATGGGGGGAGGCCTTCCGAAGAAGAACAAATGGAAATCGAACATAGGTTCAAACAATATGCCACTGGAACTGATAATGCTGGTAAGCCTTTGTTGAGTTTTACAGATCAAGAAGCTGACCATCCACAAATAATACCAATTCCAATTGATGGAAGGAATGACCAATTCTTAAACTTAAATAACCAAATCACACAAGAAATTTACACAGCACATTCTGTGACATCTCCAATGCTTTTTGGCATAAAAGACAATACTGGTCTTGGTAACAATGCAGATGAGCTTAGAACAGCTTTTGAGATATATTCAAATGTTCACATTGCACCTGAGCAAGATATAATGGAGCAAGTATTTAATGAGATTATTAACTACAATGGACTACCAAAAGTTTTAAAGATATTACCTATTGAGCCAGTAAGCAAACCATTAAGTGAAGCAACAATTGTTGGTGCAATGACACAAGAAGAACTTAGAGCTAAGATTGGCTTACCACCAGCAGAAGCACAAGTAAACAAGACTGCTGAAGCACTTGGTTTATTATCACCACTTGTAGCAACTAAGGTACTTGATAATATGAGTGCTGAAGAAATAAGACAAATCATTGGTCTTACTGGTGACTTTGTTAAAAGAACAGAAACACTTAAAAAGGTTTTTCAAGATGCTGATGATGAGATTGAAAATATGATTTTCAAACAGCTTGAGCAACTTGGTTTTAATGAAAGTGATTATGAAGTCTTAGGTACTTATCAAAATGAAATTACTTGTATTGAAGATGCAGAAAAGTTTGAAAAAGAAATATTAAGCAAATACAACTTTGCACTTGAAAGAGTTTTAACAGATACTGAAAAAGCAGTTCTTTCAATATTAATAGATACACCAAGCACACCTACAAATGAGATAGCTAAAGCAATGGAAATATCTATTGAAGAAACCAATGAGATTATCCAAGAGCTTCAGAACATTGGTGCTTTAGATGTTAACTTTAATCCAACAGAAGATGCTAAAGAAAGCATACAAAAGCCAACAGAAGAAATAGTTGTGGCTTATAAATATGCTAAAAGACCTGATGCTTCAGGCAGTGCAATAATACCTACAAGTAGAGATTTTTGCATTCAAATGATGAGCTATTCAGTGGCTGGTAGGTTGTACACTTTAGATCAATTAAAGTTATTAAGAAATGATTTTAACCAAACTGGCATTGACATCTTTACAAAAAGAGGTGGATGGTACACAATACCAGGAACAAACAGGCATAGACCTTTTTGCAGACACATTTGGGAGCAAGTAGTAATTAGAAAAAAGAGATAA